GAAGAAAAACCAGACGAACAGACCGAATTTCTTACCGATCCTGTAGCTTTTGTTAATAAGAAATCTGGTGCTGTCTACGGCGCAGCAGCTATAGAATTTAAGAAAATGTCTCGTGATATGGCATGGAAAGAAGGACTTCGTACTCTTAAAGGTATGGGTAATTCTACAATAAAAACAGAGATAGAAGAAGAGTGGAAGAAATATCCGCCTGAAAAGATGGCACAATTTGGTACTGATCCTTCTCTATGTCTACAACAAATCCACGATATGATCCTCGGCAAGCACCATGACGAGATTATGCAAGATAATAACAAAAAAGATGGTAAATACAATCTCGTTCATTCCGGTGCGGGGTCTAGCACCGGAAATACTGGTGTTGTTAATAATACTTCTTCTAATGATGGTAAACCAGTATTAACAGATGCAGAGAAGGCACAAGCTAAAAAGTTTGGCATGACAGATGATGAATGGATTAAACAGGGTGAGGATATGGAGAAGGAAGAAGTAGATAGGAAGGGAATTCTTGTTGGAGGTTCTAAATAATGGCTATTAAAAAGATAGGAAAAACTCCACAAGAGGCACATAAAGAGCAAAATGTTGAACAAAATGTAGATGAGATTTTAAAAGCATTTGAACCAGAAGGAACAAATGCTATAGAAATAGAAGATGATGATAAGGGTCCAGCCTTCCCTGATCCACCGGAAATTAAAGAACAAGGAGATATGTCAGTACATTCTCCTGAATTTTATGAAGGTTTAGATGGTGGTTTTGCGCCTGCAATCGAAGTAACTAAAGCTAAAGGTGGTTTTACTGGACAAGAAACAAAGAAACATCTTGATGATCTTGCTGGTAAAACTGTTCATCGTAAAAGTGATGGTGTAAGACCAGCAGAAGAAATTGATCTTGCAAATATTGATGAATCTATGATTATGGATATGCCTTCTATTAAGGCATCGGCTTTTAAAATCATAGATATTCTTGATCCAAAGCCTAAAGATAAAGCACTTAGGTTTAGGTGGGCAAATAATGTAAACTTTGTAGGTGGAAATCTAGGAAAGTATCTCGCTATAGGTTTTCAAGTTGCATCTTTAGACGATATAGATCAAAAACGTACTCCAATTGATCCAAGTATGATAAAAGGAACACAAATTATATGGTATGATGTAATTCTTATTAAAATTAATGTTATTCGTCTTATGGAACTTTATAAGACAAATATCATTAAATCAGTTAGTAAGTTAGAAAAAGCTAAGGTAAAAGGTCTTGCAGAAGCTGGTAGACAATTTCAAAGTGATATAAGTGCTGAACCTGGTGCTGCACGTGCTTATAATCATTATAGACAAGCACTAGGAAAAGAACCTGTTGAATTTTTTGCAACAGAATAAAAGTAATTACAAGAGAGGTTATAAATGGCATCTTTACTCGCTAATCATATTCCGATGGAAGTTGTGAAAACAACTGACGATGGTACGGAATTAACACAGACTTTGCCAGAAGCTGCTGGTCAGATTTTCTTGCAAGGTGTTCCAGTACAATTAAATGCAGGTAACGTACAGGTTTGGGATGGAGTTACTATTGCTGCGGGTATTCTTGGTGTTTCATTAGAAAATGCTCACAACTTAGCAACTGCTGGTGCAGGTTTTCCTGGTCCTGATGGTAGTGGTACATTTACTCCTGTTGGTTTTCCTGGTACTGGTGTTACTTTCGGTACTGTTCCTAATCAACCTGCTGCGGTTAATATTCCAGAAGGTGCTCCATTCAGTCTTGGTGGTGTAACCTACGCAGAAGCTACGGTTAATACTATTTTTAGAGCGCAAGCTGATAATAGCACTGGTGCTGTTACTACTCCAGTAAAAGCTAATATTGGTACTCAATATGGTATTAGTTTTGATGCAAATAACCATGCGTATATTGATTTTGCTAAAGTTACGCCTGGTGTTAATACTGTAGTCATTGTTTATGATTTAGATCCTATAGATGGTTCAATTGCTAATGCACGCCTTCTTTTTAAATTTATCAAAGCGGCAATGCAGTTGTCCGTGTAATTAAATTGAAAGAATTATAGAGGTATAATAATTATGTCTATGGTACGCGGTTCTTATGCACAACTCATGGCCCGCGGTGAACGTAAGATATTTGTTCAATGGAATGATATGTATCAGCGGGATTTAGAATATCCTGCTGTTTTTAATATCGAATCAATGACAAGTGCTTACGAAGATGAACTTGAATTTGCAGGTACAGGGCCGACTCCATTAAAATTTGAGAATAGTCCTGTATTCTATACTGCACTTATTCAGGGTGGTACAATTAGGGCTATTCCTTTAACTTATGCTATTGGTGCTCGCGCATCATTTGAACTTTATGATGATGACCAATATGGGATTATTAAACAGATTCCTAAAGCATTTTCACGTTCTAATAGATTTACAGAAGAGCAAGTACCTTGGAACCTTTTTAACTTAGGTTTCAGTGTAATTAAAAGTATTGATGGTGTTACATTGTTTAGTAACGTCCATCCCTTACTTGGTGGTCCGGCGGCGACTAATATTACTCCGGGTGCGGCTAATATTATAACCACTGCTGGTACTTATCCAAATCGTCCGGCTACGGATATTGATTTATCATTTGCAGCTATTCAGTTAATGACAAATCAATTTGAACGTATGCCTGATGGTGTGGGTATGCCTATTGTCTATAAGCCAAAAGCTATTTTATGTGCTCCAGCGAATAGATTCTTGGCAAGGGAATTACTGGGAAGTCCTGGTAAACCTGGAACTGCTACCAATGAAATTAACTCTCTGTTAGGTGAAGATCTTGGATATATTGTTGGTCATTATTTAACAGCAGATTCTCCTTGGTTTGCACTTTGTGATAAACAATATCATCACTTGAAATTTAAATGGCGCATGAAGCCAGTAATGGATTTTGATGATGACTTTGACACTGGTGCTCTTAAACATAAGTCCACTATGCGATTTGCAGTTGTACCTGCGAATTGGGTCGGTGTATGGGGTTCTAATGGTCCATAATTAAAATAGTAACAAAGGAGCCAACATTTTATAACGGAGATTTATAATGAAAAAGTTCTTATTTCTTGCTCTTTTATTTTGTACATCTTTGAAGTATAGTCAACAGACTGTATATACACAAAGTTATGGCCCAGTTGCTAGTTTAGTAGCATGTACTGCTGCGGCTGGTGTTAATACATCTGCTTCTATTTCTCCTTGTGGTGGAGAAGGTGGAATGTATCAAAACAGTCTTGTAACGGTACAGACCGTTAACTGGACTGTTGTTGCTACTGTTTCTACATGTACTCTTGAACTGGAACAATCTACCACTGGTACTGGTTCTTGGACTCTATTAGGAGCACAGCAGACTTGTACTTCTACTGGATCATATACTGTAACTGCAAATGCTCCGTATGTACGTTTCAATATTAACTCATTAACTACAACTGGTAGTGGTACATTAACTGTTAATTACTATGGTCAAATAGCATCATTAGCGGGGCCATTACCATCTATAATTAATTGCGGTACTGCTGTTGCTTGTGTACCATCTGCTAATACCGGAACTTTTAAAATAGTATATGGACAATGTACCGCATCATCAGCTACTACATGTACTCCAACTGGACTTCCTTTTACTAGTACTACATCTTATAACTGTAATGCTAGTGATGCAACTACTGCTGCTAATGCAGCTCTTAAATTGACTAATGCTAGTGCCTCGTCTTTTGTAATAACTACTACATCTAGTTCAGATGTTTTTAACTGGGTTTGTGTAGGAACTTAGTAAAGGAGTTACATTTGTATATGGAACATAAATTAGTAAAAACCGAATTTCAACAACAAAATAAAGTAGGGTTACAGTATTATGTCGAATGTTCCTGTGGGTTTCAAGGACGCTTAGGAACAGAACAAGCAGCTAAAAGTCAATATGATAATCATCTAATATATCATGGTAAAGAACCTTACTTTTCTACATTGGCTGGAGCGGTGGAAGATAAGACTTCAGAAGCTCCTAAAGAAGAAGTAAAATCTGGAATAACACCTTTAGGTGGTGTAGCAGGTTCATGGAAACCAGTAGGAGCTAAGTAATGTTTGGAGATAGGGAACAAGTTAAATTACTGAAAGAACTCTTACATGAATTAAGAGAACTTCGTAATGAATTGTTTCCTTCAAAATTAACTATAAATTTTGTAATTGGAGATGTTAAATATATGTCGTCAGCAAGTGTTACGCTTAATCCTCCTCAGACTGTTAATGGTGTTGTAACTGAGACTGTTAATGGTCAATCAGTGGTTCCTGTACCAGCTAATTTACTCTGGAGTGTACAAGATCCTACTGTTGTTAGTTTTGTAACTAATCCTGATGGTTCTGCTACTTTTACACCTCTTGCTGTTGGTGTGACTCAAGTAGGATGTTCAGATAGTGCTACTGGTAATTCAGGTGTTGGTAATCTAACTGTAACTCAAGGTACTGTTCCTGGTACTCTAACTATTACTTTTAGTGCTCCAGTAGCTGCTGTTGCAAAGAAAGTTTAATAACAAAGTTGTCCGTCGTTAGTTCGGGGCGATGGGCAACGGCTAGGGTTTTGGGTGGCTCCTTTACCTAGCCGTTTATTTATAATTATCATAACCGAAAAAGGAGCCACAAATTTTATATGCCTAAAAGATCAAGATTAGTTGGACCTTGGCACATATGTTCAAGATGCGGATTACGTTTTCACATTGCTGAAATGGAATGGCAACGTGGATTATTACTATGCCGACAATATTGTTATGATACTGCTAAATCAGGCAGACCATTAATAGGACAAACTGAAGCGGCAATATCTCAAGTTTTCACTAATCCTTCTACAGAAC